TAAACCAGATAATACTTCATATGCACGAGGATGCTCTGATTCACGAGCAACCTCTATCATATTTTCTAGTGCGTCTTTTCCTTTTTCGATCAACTCATATAAAGTGTCACGAGAATAATCATAGTCATTATTTATTTTTTCATCATCACTCATTTGTCATCGGATTAGAATCCGCCTCCACCGCCACCAGATGAGTCTAGTATTGTAGCACCAAGTACAGATACAACTTTAAAAGATCCACCACTGAATACTGCAAGTGTTGCGTCTCCTGCATTACCATCTGTTACATATATCATTTGACCTTCAGTTCCAGATGGTGCGGTAGCAACTGTGTATGGAAACAGTTTTACTGTGTCTACACGTGCTTGTACGTAATCACTATCTATAAGGGCAACCGAAACTTCTGCTCTATTGTTTACATATGCAGAATCTACTATGCTTTCTATGTAAGTTTGACCTGCAATTCCTTGTACATAGGAAGAGTCAATAAAAGTTTTTACCGTAGAAGAATCTGTTAAAGTATCTATTTGTGTATTAAGGTGAGTGAAATTGCCGTCTAGTTCTGCAAAGGTAAGTTCACTGCCTTTTGTGTTTCTTAATGTGATGGGCATTTATTTCTCCTTATGCGCTATCATCAAAGGCGAGATCGATATCAGTATCGAATCCATAGTCACTATCGGGCATTCCGATTATTGTGGTTGGGTTAGGTGTTACAGTTAACCTTTCTGCACGTATGTCAGAGTCACCGTCTGCACCTGCTTCACGAAAGAAAATGTCTGCAACAGATTTTCTGATAACAGTTGAGTTTGCGATTGGGCCGAAGAAGGATACTTTCATCTCAAAAGACAACGTATATACGATTGTTCTTCTTTGTGCCATGTCTGCTTCGAAATCATCTGAGAAAGCAACACCCAACATAACAATTGGGATATCCTCTTTGAAATCTGGAAACTCTTTTGGAAATGATTTTATCGTCACAGTGTATTGAGGATTGAATGTAGGTAGTATTTGTTCTACAATCTGTAAAGCATCATCTTGACTCTTTGCGTAAATATTTAAATCAAATGAAATTGTGTAAGGAACTGGGGAAAAAAACTTCTGAGCTGTAGGAAATGGTGTTGAGTCATTAAGTTTCTGACCACGACCTTTAAAGGTACTAGTCTTAGTCAGTTGCCTTGTGTTATCGTAAACAAAACTTGTTATCTCAAAAGACATACGAGGAAGTTTTATCGCAGTCTTTTCGTCTGTGTATAGATCTGTTTGTTGTCTAATTCTCTCTAAGAATTTCTTTCTAGGTGCATATGCAAGAGGAACTTTTAATTGATTTAAAACTCCACCAGAAGCATTCTTGCGGATCACATAGATACTGTTAAACAGTCTCCCAAAGAGGGAAACTGATTTTCTTATCTTCTCATGGTAAAAGTGTGTTCCAAACATTTAGTATAACGCATTCCATTGTGTTCCATCCCAGAAAACTGGATATGGTACGCTTCCACCCTTACTTGAAGGATCCCAGTTAGTACCGTCTGCGACTGCAAACATACCAGCTTTGAGACCTAGTGCACCAATTGTTGTTGCAGTAGGAGCAGATGATTGAGGCACTTGATAAAGCACATCATTAAATTGTCTTACAGTGCCTATCGCTGTAACATTATCACCATCGTTAAAGAATGTTCTACCAGTTTTATCGTTGTGGTAAATTTTACCTTTTCTATCAGACAGAGTAGAAGTTGTATCTGTATCCCAATTAGAAGTACCACTGTTATATTGATAAAACGCTGTTGCACCATTCCCTTGGAAATGAATAATTGATTCAGGTGTATCGGGTACAAAAGATAGACCAGAGAAAGACGCAGGGCCTTGTGACTGTGCAATGTAACCATATGGTACTGCGCCAGCAAATCTTTGAGTTCTCGTATCAGATGATAGATCAAAGGTAATTTCTGTGTTATCATCAATTGATGTGCTATTGAACTCTGATGTTTTAATTGAAAGACTCGCACCAATCTTACGAACAAGTACTTTTGTTCCATTTGGAAATGCGTTCCAATCAGATGATGATCCGTTACCTGCTGTTCCTAGACTTGTACCGTTTGATAATAATGCCTGATTACGAGTTGTATCTGAATGTCCTGATTGACCCAAGTTAAGTACAAGACCCCACATTAATCCTGCTTGAACAAAATTACCATGTGTTTGTCTAATAGCACTTAACGTATAGTGTTTTCCATCCTCTATAACATAACCAACAACAACACCCACAATATCATCATCAGTACCTGTCGATTTTAATGTTGCCGTATGTGTGTAACTATCATATTTTCTTGGTGAATAGAACCCTGTTGCTGATGATGTGTTCAGAGAATTTTCAACTGCACCAGTACCTGAATTATATGCCCACGCATTTAAATCTGTTTGATTTGCAAGAGGTTGACTTGAACCTTGGTGGGAAAATCTATTCCAAGTGTTAAAAACAACTAGTGGATCAGTTGGTGCTTGTGCGTCTGTAAGTTCTGTAGAAGTTTCAATAAACTTATCACTGAGTGCGACTAAAGCATTATCTGGAGAATTATAGTCGTACACTGATTTACTATTTACTTTTAACTCACCATTATCAGTGGATACTGTATCAGTCCCAAGAAAGATTGTACTACTTGAAAGATGTAACTGTCTCCATTTCTTAGATGCCGTACCTAAGTCACGTGCACTATCTGCGTCTGGAACAAGGTTTGTTGCAAGGTTTAATAAATTATTTGCAAGATCAGTATCACTTACATAGCCAGCACTATTGGTCAATTCAGAGTTATTTGTTGGTATTGTTGGAGTACCAGTTAAGGAACTATATGCAAAGTCTTGTGCAGTTTGTCTTGCCTGTACATATGACGCATTAACTGTAGATGTCACTAGTGATGAGTCTTGAAAACGATCTCTTAATTGGATATATGCAGAGTCAACTAGATTTGTAGTAAGATCAGAGTCTATACCCTCTTGACCAATAATAGAAATAATATGATTTGAATCTAATATGTTAGGTTTACCAGTTAACGAATTGTATGTAAAGTCTTGAGGTGTCTGACGTACCTGTACATATGCACTATCAATCAGTATAGTAGCATCGACACTGTCAAATAAATCTGGAACATCTGTTAAGGAAGTATATGAAAAATCCTGTTGTGTTTGTCTCGACTGTATGTGTGAACTGTCAATTAAATTTACGACTAATCCAGAGTCTATATTACTTTGATTTGCTTGAATGTATGTTGCATCTATCAATGATTGTGTTGCAACGGAATCTAAGTAATGAGTTTGTCTTGCCTGAACGTGTGCTGCATCTATTAGTGAAATTGCTTCAGATGAATCTAAGAAATCAAACTTCAACTGTCTTGATTGCACATATGCACTATCTACAATTCCTATGACGTTTGCAGAATCTACTTTTGTGTTAACAGCATCTGATAAGGATTGAAAGTTACCGTCTATCTCTGAGACAGTTAATCTACTCCCTTTTGTAGCTCTGAATATAATTGGCATGTTTTTATCCTATTGCGTTAGATATATTTAGTTGTTTTCTGCATCACCGAATGGGTTATCTTCTGTGAAATCTAAGAAATCGTCACTAAAATCTGTAAATGTCTCGTTTTGTTCTGTTTCTGAAATTTTATTATCTTCACTAACTGTCGTTATAGTAAATCCAGTAAGTGCATTATTTGTTACGTTTAGTAGTGTTCCACCAGTTGTGAAGGTATGATATTTACCATCGTCTGCACCAACATGTGCAAGATATAAGCAACGATCACTGTCACCTGCAGAATCAAGATCGATGTTTTGAATCTCACCAGTAATTGTAACACCATCTGCAATAACTTGTTTGACTGTATCACCGATTGAATAATCACTATCCATTGAACTACCACCATCAAAAGCAATGAGTGGTAATGTTTCGTATCCTGATCCACCATTTGTAACTACAACAGATGTTACAAGACCTGTCGCGGAATCTATTATCGCTGTTGCTTCTGCACTGTCATCTGGATCTCCACCCACAAATCTTATAGTTGGTGGTGTTGTATAATATGTACCACCAGTAAGTATAGACACAGTTGATATTGTACCAAGTGGCCCATATCCAGAATCGAATACATTATCATCGTACTCAAAATTCATAGTGACTGACGTAGTAGGTTTCTTAGGTGCAGTTAGACAAACTTTGTACTGATAAGAACCTGTCTTCTCAATATCTTGAATACCTTCGATACCTGTGTCAAAGTCTTCTCCTGTGTATTCAAATAGAGTTGCCCTCATTTTGTATACTGGTAAGTTCTCTATCTGATAGAACGGTTGTTCATGTTCTACGTGTTGTATCTCAAACATTTTATTTGTAAGAGGAAGATAAATCAAATCACCCTCTGTAGGTCTGTCGGTTGCAATGTCATTGTCTGGTCTGCGAACCTGTGCAGAGAATCTTGTACGTGCAACCACAAAGGTTGCTTCGTCTCTAATCTCTACACCAAACCTAGTG